AGGAGGACCCCGCAATGGGTCAGAAGGCACTCGGCAGGCTGCTCAACTCCAGCCCTGCAGCGGACGGCAAGTGGATCAACCTGCGGGAGGCGAGTGGGATCGCGTTCCTCTGCTACCTCTCCGGCGCGGCGGGCGACACCTACACCCTCCAGGAGGCGAAGGACTCCGCGGGTACTGGTGCGCAGAACCTCGCCGTGATCACGGAGTACCACACCAACACCGGCGACGCGTCCGACGCATGGACGCGGCGTACGCAGGCTGCGGCGGCGACCGTCGTCACGGCAGCCGCGGCCACCCAGAACGCGGCAGTGTTCGAGGTGGAGGGCACTCAGCTCTCCGACACCTACAAGTACGTCAAGGTCACCTCGACCGGCGCGGGCACCGTCAACGCCGTCACCCGCGATCTGATGACGCAGCGCACCCCGGCGAACCTGCCCGCGATGGGGGCGTGACGCCGTGACTGCGATGATCCAGGGCGACCAGCTGCGGACGCTCATGTTCGGCACTGCGGTGTCGAAGGCGTACACGCCGCTCGTCGTCGAGACGAAGACCCTGTTCAACATCACCGGCGGGAAGGTGCTGATCACGTCCATCACGGGCGAAGTCACCACGGCGATCACCGTGGCGAACACGGTGAAGCTGCAAGCGAATCCGACCACCGGTACGACGAAGGATCTGTGCGCGGCGACCGACATCGGCACGACCGACACCCCGGTCGGGAACCTCGTCAGCTTCCAGGGGCTGACGGGCGACTCGATCCTCACCGGGCCCGGCGCTGTCCCGACGCTGAAGCAGCCGATCGTCGTGAACACAGGGACGATCGAGCAGGTCACAGCGACGGGCGCGGACGGCGGGATCACGTGGACGCTCACGTATGTGCCGCTGGACAACGGCGCGTCTGTGGCGGCGGCCTGACATGGCCGGGTGGACGTGCGCAGGCTGCACCACCGTCTACGCGGTGGGTGCCGCGAAGTGCCCGCAGTGCGGCGGCACGGAGCGCACCGACCGGCCTGGGGGCGCTGTGCTGCCTTCGGTGACGGTCGCGTGCGGCACCTCCGCCTGCCAGTACGAGAGCCGCGGGCGGCGCGTACACCTGCGCACGGCCGCTCCCGGCGTGCTGGAAATGCCTCGCCTGGTCTGCGCTGGGTGCGGCTTCGACATGCCGACGGTCACGCCGTGGCCGCCGATGACGAATGCGGAGGACGAGCAAATGCCGAAGACCACCGTTCACGGCGGTGCGAGCAATGCCGCCGAGGACGTCGCAGACACGGAGGCGGGTGAGGACGTATCAGCTGGGAACAGCTCCGAGACATCGTCCGAGAAGCCGGAGAACTCGCCCGAGCCGAGCGCGAAGCCGTCCCAATCGCCTGTCCCAACGACGGCGAGCCGCTCCAAGAAGGGCCGGACGGGCAGCCGTTCTGCCCCTTCGACGGATGGCGGCCGGGAGGCCGATACGTCGGCTGCTGACGAGGCGGGCAAGTAGTGAGCGCGTTCCGGAACGCTGAGCTGTTCAGGGCCGCCGGCCTGACCCTGAACAGCTCAACCGACCATGTCACCGCCGGTGTCACGAACGACACCACAGGCCGCACGGGGGCGATCGACATCTCCCGTGTGTCCAGTGGCCTGCTGGTGGTGACGGTGGCGAACGCCCCCACCGGGACGTCACCGACGCTGGCGGTGTTCTTCGAGGTCGCGGATGCCTACGGCACGTACGTGCAGACGTCGTCGGCGACGTCGATCGGTGGGGCGCTCCTGACGAGCACCGGCTTCACCTACGGCCTGATCAACAACGGTTACCCGTTGACGAACCTGGGCCGGATCCGCTGGGTCGTCGGCGGCACTGGCAGCCCGACGTTCACGGGCGTGAGCTTCTCCATCCACGGCCGTCCCTGATTTCGCAGCCCGCCACGACATGAGGAGAGGAGGTGACGAGAGATGACGACACCCTGGTATGCCACCCGCGAGGAGATCAAAGCGGAGTTGGACGTGAAGGAGACCGCGCGCAGCAACGCCCGTATCGACCGCGCGCTCGCTGATGCGACCGAGGCCGTGGACGGGCTGACGCACCGTGTGTTCTACCCGCAGCTCGACACCCGCAAGTTCGACTGGCCGCCCCGGGCCGGTGCGACGCCGTGGATCCTGCGCCTCAACTCGAACGAACTCATCTCCGTCACCTCCCTCACCTCCGGCGGGGTGACGATCGCTGACGGCGGCTTCCTCCTGCGGCGAGCCGACGACCGGGCCGAACCCCCGTACACGCGCATCGAGATCAACCTCGGCGGTGACGCGGCGTTCGGTGGCGGCGACACTTACCAGCAGGACATCGTCGTGACCGGCCTGTTCGGCTACCGCAACGATGAAACTGCCGTCGGTGCCACGGCGGAGGCCCTGGACGCGGTAGAGACCGGCGTCGATGTGGACGCCGCAACGTCAGCCGCAGTCGGTGTCGGCAGCCTGCTCCGCATCGACACCGAGCGGGTCATCGTCACCGGGCGGTCGATGCTCGACACCGGGCAGACCCTCGGCACGGACCTCACGAACCAGAACAACAACGTCACCGTCACCGTTGGCTCAGGTGCGGCGTTCGCAGCCGGAGAGATGATCCTCATCGACGGGGAGCGGATGCTCGTCGACGAGATCGCCGGGAACACGCTGCTCGTCCGTCGGGCGTGGGACGGCTCACCGATCGCCCCGCACACCACCGGCGCGAAGCTGTATGCGCCGCGGACGTTGACGGTGCAGCGCGGCGCGCTCGGCACCACCGCCGCGACCCACCTGACCGCCGCGCCCGTGTACCGGTGGGACCCGCCGGGCCCGGTCCGGCAGTTGTGCGTGGCCGAGGCGTTGACGGATCTGTTGCAGGGCCGGTCCGGGTACGCGCGTACGGCGGGCTCAGGTGAGGGCGAGCGTGAGGTGACCGCCCGTGGTCTGAAGGACTTGCAGGAGCGCGTGTACGGCAGCGAGTTGGCCCGCAAGGCCCGGATGCGGAGCGTGTGACCATGCGCCTGGACGTGTCCACCCAGACCCGCGGCCCGCTCTTCGACGGGCGTGCGGCCCGCGTCGCGAACGAGTACGTCAACCGGCTGGAACACCAACTCGCCGAAGACGGCCTGAACATCCTCCGCGGTGAAATGCACCGCGTGTTCCGCAACCCGACCGGCTACTACGAGTCCCGCTGCAAGGTCATCGACGGACACGTCATCTCGGATTCGCGGGTGGTGTACGGGCCGTGGCTGGCCGGCGTCGGCTCCCGTAATTTCCCTGTGACGAAGTTCGCCGGTTATGACCACTGGACTGTGACGCGGGAGAAGCTCAACGCCCGCAAGGTCGGTATCGGTGAGCGGCTCCTGCGCCGGTACACGGGACGGATGTGATGCCCCGTGCCTCTTGACCTCACCGCCTACCGCAGCGCGGCACTCTCGCACGCGCAGGGCCTCGGCCTGTTCGAGCAAGTCCTCGGACACGAGCCTGTCTCGGCGCCCGGCTCCGGCCTGATCTACGCCGTCTGGGTCAAGCGGATCGCGCCGGTCCCGGCCCGGTCCGGGCTCGCCTCGGCGAGCGTGCGGCTGGAACTGAACGGCCGAGTGTTCATGCCGGCGGACACGGAGCCGCAAGACGACGTTGACGTGGCCGTGACGGGCGCGGTGGACGGGCTGATGAACGCGTACTGCACCGATTTCGAGCTGGGCGGGGCAGTCGCGGTCGTCGACCTGCTCGGCATGCACGGGGCGGCCCTGGGTGCGGATCTCGGTTATGCCCGCTTCGACTCGACGACGTACCGGGTGGCCACGCTCACCATTCCCCTGATCGTGAACGACGTATGGACGGAGGCCCCGTAGTGGCCAAGAGCAGCGGCCTCGGAGACAACCTGTACATTGCCGGGTTCGACGCGTCCGGCGATATCCAGCAGCTCGGCAACATCGGCGGCGGCCCGGCCCTGCTGAACTTCACGCCGATCAACGTGGCCGCGTACGCGCGGCAGGGCGGCTTGCGCGATGGACGCATCGAGTACACGGCGTTCTTCAACCACGTGCCTGTGACAGGCGGTACGCACGAGAAGTTGGCGGCGCTGCCGCGCATGGACCAGATCGTCACGTACTGCCGGGGCACGACGCTCGGCGCTGATGCGGCGTCGCTCGTGAGCAAGCAGATCAACTACGACCCGTCGCGAGCAGACGACGGGATGCTGACGTTCGGCGTGTCCGCGCAGGCCAACGGATACGGCCTGGAGTGGGGCAACCAACTCACTGCCGGGATTCGCACCGACACCGCGGCGACGAACGGTACGGGCATCGACACCCTCGCGGCGGCATCGTTCGGCGGGCAGGCCTACTTGCAGGCGTTCAACTTCACCGGCACGGACGTGACGGTGAAGATCCAGGACTCGGCGGACAACGCGACCTTCGCCGACGTCGCCGGGTTCAACTTCACGCAGATCACTGGCGGGACCCCGCGCGCCGAACGGATCGCCCTGGGCAACACGGCAACACTGCGCCGCTACCTGCGCGCCGCCACCGTCACCACGGGCGGATTCACCTCGCTGAGCTTCGCCGTGAACGTGATCAAAAACGAGGTGGCCAATGTCCAGTTCTAACGTGGACCTGTCGAGGATCCAGCCCCTGATGGGGCCCGAGGCGTACAAGACATACGAGATGCGCTCCCCGCTGGCCACCCACTTCCGGCCCGGCACCTGCGCCGAGGCCCAGTGCGCGCACTACCTCAACGGCTGGCAGGTCCACGTGGAGAAACTCACCGCGGAACTCCTGCACGCCGCGAAGACGTCGGGCCGCAAATACACCGAGCAGCAGCTCGCCCCCGGCCAGACCTACCTCGTGTTCGAGGCCGGCCAGCCCTGCTTTCGTCACCGCGAGCACCGGATTCGCGTGGACCGGCCGCCGCTGTATGTGGTCCGTGACGGGGACTACCGGGGGAATCCACGCCGCACGAAAGCCCGGCTGCACCAGCGGCCGGAGAACTGGGTCGAAGACTTCGCCACGCATCAGCAGGCGATCGCAGACGAAATCGAGAAGGGGTAGGTGATCGGTCATGGCGAAGGCTTCCGGTCTCGGCCAGACCACGCTCAGCGTGGACACCAGCGCGGGCACGCCGACGGACATCCGTAACGACATCACGAACTGGCAGATGGCCACCCCGCGCGGGGTCCAGGACGTCACCGGTGTCGACAAGTCGGCGAACGAACGGCTCCTGCTGCTCGCCGACATGAGCACCACCTACAACGGCGTTTTCAACGCAACCGGCGCGCACCTCGTGTTCCGCACCGTCTCGTCCACCTCGGTGAACCGGACCTGCACGAACACCGTCAACGGGGTCACCCTCGCCGCTGAACTGCTGTTCTCCGACTACCAGGTGACCCGTTCCGACAGTGGCGAACTCACCTGGTCCGCGCCCGGCGCCCTCGCCGACGGCACCGTCCCGACCTGGGCCTGAGAGGCACACGCACATGGGCTACCAGCCGAAGCTGAAGACCTACCTCATCAATTTCGAGGAAGGCCACGAACACCACGGCGCCGAGGCGCGCCTACAGGGCATGACCTACGGCGAGTGGGAGGAAGCCACCGGAGCCGACGGCGGCGACGGCGACACGAGCGGCGCCGATTCCGTG